AGGCACCGTTAGGCGCGAACGAATGCGACCGGAGTTCCCTGGGCATCGTCCAGGGCGATAGTCCCCTGTTGGGGCATGGTACTTACCTCTTTTAGGTCCTAACGAGGACCGCGGTTGACGCACTAGCGTCGTGAACCCACCACACTCGCCACAGCCTGGTAGAGCAGGGAGTACGCCGAGGCGTACTGTGCTTTTCCCAGACTGAGGTCGGGGATGATGAGCTTGGGTGAAGGGAGATTCGTCAGGGGCTTGCGCTCCTTAAAAGTCTCCCAGTAAGCCGCAGAAGTATGCCACTCGGCAAACGGCGGATTGATATCCGTCGACTGCCAGGCGGCTCCCCTTACCTTGGTGTAGGTATGGCCTCCTTTGAGGCGCAGACCTTGCGGTGGATAAACGGATTCAATCCATCTACCGACCGGGACAAACCAGTCCAACACGAAAGAATAAGGAGTCAGGTTATATAGGATAGACACCGGGTTGGTCAAACCCAGTATCCGGCCAACGTCCTGTAGAGGTCGGTCGACCTCAAAGTACATTTTGGCCTGGACCGAGCGGGTGAACCTGCAACGGTTCTCCCACCTTACCCCGGAAGGGGAGATTCCTCTCCCGTAACCGGAGTCCTCCTGATGAGTTCGGACCACGAGTGGTCTTGGCTCTCTCAGCATCCATTTCGCGGCTTGAACAGCCGCGTCCTGAACATCTGACAGGAGGGGTCTCACCCCATACGACCAGCCCAACCAAGAAGACGTAGCGACGTCCGCAACCCGTTCGGTGTTTGACACCGTTCGAGCACTGGATAGCCGCTCAAGGGATTGTCGAAACTTTCCCTTCTGAACGTCACGTATCGAGCCAGCGATGGCTCGCACGGCACCGGTGATGAACCCCAATGTTTCGGGGAACTCACCTAGGAACACGCCCATGTTAAAGGTCGTGTTCCGTGCTTTCTCGTTGAGTCGATATGCAATCTCGTTCTCCAGAACGGCTGTAGGAGTACAGCGAACACCAGGGTACGTTACCCCGGTGCCGGTCTGGAGGACTCCACTCGTGGCGAACTCGGTTGGCCAGTAGAAACCTCTGGCGCCGGTCTCGTTCACAAGGGAACCATCGGAGCGTTCATAGAGAGGGGTGTTCCCCTCTTTCCTATGAAGTTTATGGTAATTCTCAGGGAGTTGTAAACCCTGAGCGACCTTGCTCCAATAGTCGGGCGTAGCCGTGCTGAGCTTCTCCAAGGAGAAGAAGCGGTCCGGATACG